TGGGATTATTTGACCGCAAAGTAAGCAAGGCCGCCATCAGTCCAGCGCCTGCTAAAGCGGCAGCTGCTGGTGCAATGAGTCCAGGCTATAACAGCAGCAATGTCGGCAAAAACATGATCGGTCAGTACTACACCTACCGCGAAGGCGAACTGCGAGCCGCGGCAATCTCGATCCCAGCGATCTCACGCGCGCGCGATCTACTTGCATCAGTAATCGGCTGCATGCCATTGCAGATGTACAACGAAATGTGGAACGGCGAAGAAATGGAACGCGTTTATATTGCGCCGCGCACTTGGCTGCGTCGACCAGATCCAACCGTCCCGTACAACTTTCTGATGAGTTGGACATTTGACGACTTGTATTTTTATGGGCGCGCATTCTGGTACATCACGAGCCGCACCGCTGACGGATTCCCAGCAACTTTTACTCGACTGCCAGCAGGCTCAGTTACCACAACAGACATGGCTGGCCCTGTATGGTTTGCACCGTCATCGCAAGTGTATTTCCAAGGCGGAGAAATTGACCCTAAGAACTTGATCCAGTTCTTGTCGCCTACACAGGGCATGGTCTATTCATCGCAGGCCGCCATCGAGACCGCAATCAAAATCCAAGATGCTCGAGCGCGCAATGCTTCATCGTCAATCCCTGCTGGTGTGCTAAAGCAAACTGGTGGCGAACCGCTAAGCGCACAAGAACTAGCAGACCTTGCAGCTGCATTTAACCAAGCGCGCGCAACTAATCAGACCGCTGCGCTAAACGAGTTCCTATCTTACGAGCCGACAACAATGTCGCCAGACAAGATGCTGCTTATCGAGTCAGCAAACTACAGCGCCCTCGAAACTGGTGGACGGATCGGCAATGTGCCGCCATATTTGATCGGCGTATCGACTGGGTCTTACTCGTACCAGTCATCGCAACAGGCGCGCATGGACTTACTCTTTTTTGGTGTGAAACTTTACGCCGACGCAATAGCAGAAACATTGTCAATGAACAATGTGCTACCGAACGGCACTTTTGTTGCTTTCGATTACGAGTCATATCTTGAAGAGAATTATTTAGCAGACAAAATGGAAACACCAACATCAGAAAACACGCAAGAGGAGATCGCAAGCTAATGATCAGATTTACCGCACCATCCGTCAGCATCGACGCAGCAGCAGGCGACGGTACACCATCACGAACCATCACAGGCATCGCCGTGCCATACGGTGTGGCAGCAACTGTCTCGGACGGTACAGCCGTAACTTTTGAGCAGGGCAGCCTGCCAGTCGAGGGTAAAGCCCCACGGCTCTACATGAACCACGACAGCAATCAGGCCATCGGCATTGTCACCGAGCGCGTCGACACCGCTGAAGGCATGCTGTTTAGTGCCAAGATCAGCAAGACCGCCGCAGGCGACGAGGCTTTGCAGCTTGCCCTTGACGGTGTTCTTGACTCAGTATCTGTTGGCGTAAACCCAACAAAGACTCGAGCAAACGATGACGGCTCAATTACCGTCCTTGCTGCCGACTGGATCGAGTTGTCCATGGTGCCAGTCCCAGCCTTCGCTGGAGCAGTCATCACAGATATTGCTGCAAGTATCCACCACGAACCCGAAGAGACCGATAATAATGAAATACAAGAACCCACAGAGGAGACAGAACCCATGTCAGAAGTAACAGTCCCAGCAGTCGAGGCAACCATTCCAACCGCTGCAATTCCAGCACAAGCAAAACGCGAGTTCAAGTTGCCAAACGCAGGCGAGTTTATGGCTGCCTACCACATCGGTGGCGACACTTTCCACAACATGAACAAAGCAGTTGCAGAATACACCGCATCAAAGCGCACAGTATTTGAAGCAGCTGCAGGCGATGTCATCACGACCGATACACCGGGTCTCTTGCCAGTTCCAGTTCTTGGCCCATTGGTACAAGACCTGAACTTCTTGCGTCCAGTCGTCGAGGCAGTTGGCGCTCGCGCTTACCCTGACAGTGGACAATCAAAAACCTTTATTCGTCCAACGATCACCACGCACACCAGCGTCGCATCGCAGTCGGAATTGGGTGCAGCATCAGCAACAACCATGGTCATTGCGTCGAACTCGATCAGCAAGACCACACTTGCTGGACAAGTAACCCTTTCCGTACAGGACATTGACTTCACTTCGCCTGCCGCAATGCAGCTGATCCTGAATGACTTGATGGGCGAATACATGATCGCATCCGACAACTTGGCAGCAGACAACATGCTTACCGCAGCAACATCATCTGGTGTCTGGGACGGAACAGTTGCCGACTTGCTCAAGTCTGTATACGACGCAGCAAGCGACATCTCAAGCAACCGCAACTGGCTGCCAACCCACATGTTCGTGTCCGTCGATGTCTGGGCGCAATTGGGCCAGCTCGCAGATACAACGGGCCGTCAAATCTTCCCGTTGATCGCCAACGGTCTCAGCGGATACAACGCCGCAGGATCGCAAAGCGCAACATCATGGAACGGCAACCCACTCGGCTTGCAGCTTGTAGTTGACAGCAACTTCGCTGCAAAGACCATGATCATCACCCGTGTTGGTCAAGGCCAAGGCGATGCTTACGAGTTCTACGAGTCAATCCGTGGCCTCATGAGCGTGGAGCAGCCTTCAGTTTTGGGACGCAATATGAGTTTCCACGGCTATGTATCGACCTTCGCTGCAATCTCTGGAATGATCCGCAAGATCACACAGGCCTAGTCGAGAGCGGAGCATCCGCTCATGGCTGTTTACAGCGTTACACAAAAGTATCTACTGGATGATTACGCCGTACTGCAACTTCTGACCCCATCGGAAATTGCAGTCGGTCAATCCATTACAGTCGCATCAGTTGATGCAACATTTAACGGCACTTACACTGTTCGCGCATTGCCCCAGTATCTGTACATCGGTATAGACACTGAGGGCGATCTGCTTTATGACATAAATGTGCCTATTGCTAATCAGGTGCTGTACACAAAAGTTGCTGACAATGTTGAGCGTGTTGCTGCCACTGGCACGGTTACCTACACGCAGACCTGCACATGGGTCACTGCCGCGCAGCTTGTCACTTACCTTGGCGTACAGATCACAAACCCATCAGACGATTACACGCTGATAACACAGGCCGTATCGGCTGGCTGTGACTTTGCATATCGTCGCCGTCAAGAGGCTGGTTACATCGACAGTCTTACAACTAGTCCGGGTGGGGATGCCACTCTCGGCACACTCATGTACTGCGCGGCCCTCTGGCGCAGCCGTGGCTCGCTCGAAAACACTTTCGCATCCTTTGACGGAATGGGCACAGCGCCTCAGCAGAGCCTCACACCGATCGTTAAACAGTTGCTTGGCATCGACAGGCCTGCCTGCGCCTAATGGCTTACACAGACGCTCTCAACGGGGCTATTGACAGCCTTACGACCACACTCACAGCCGTCACTGGCCTGCGAGTAGTCAACGACCCCACAAAGCTCGTACCGAACTGCGTTTACATTGACGCGCCATCCTTTACCACGATCGCTGGCAATGGCAACATCATCCGCATGGACTTCCCAATCAAGGTCATCGGCTCAGGGCCAGCAGGCCTACCAGTCCTACGCAGCATCCTTGACATCGTCAGCAAAGTCCTACTCAGTCCGATCATCGTCATGGCAGGCCGTCCCAGCAACCTAGAAATTGGTGGGCAGCTCTTCCCGTGTTACGACCTCGACTGTGGCATACAAGCACAAAGCGCATAAGGAGAAACCATGTACACCATTATCAGCCCACGCCTAGGTAACCCGGGCGATCAGTTCATCCCCGAGGACGGTGTCAACATTGACGCACTGCTCGACGGCGGCCTGATATCCACCGACACTGCAAAGAAATCATCTAAAGTCAAATCAGAACCCAAGGAGCAATAGACATGGCTATCAGCAGCACTTACCTTTCTAACCCAAGCATCACGATCAACTCGGTTGACTTGTCCGATCAGTGCACAAGCGCGGTCATCAACTATGTGTCGGAACAACTTGAAAATACGACATTCTCAAATACATCAAGGTCGTTCACATCGGGTCTGTACTCGAATACCGTCACCGTCACTCTTTATCAAAGCTATGCCGCAAGTGAGACCGAGGTGAGCGTTTACAGCCTTGTGGGCACAACTACGACGCTTGTCTTGAAGCCAAGTTCATCGGCTGTCGGTGCTACGAACCCTTCGTACACTTTGACGGGCGCGTTCTTGTCGGCACATACACCGATCAACGCTTCGCTCGGCGAACTGTCCACAATTGACCTGACATTTAGCGGTGGCGTTTTAACTAAAGCCGTCGCATGATCTCGCGGCATCAGCCGCTGAGAATTACAAGTAGCAAGACCGCACAAGCGGAGCCTTGCCCGACAAAGGAGAAACTATGAAAGTCAAACTATCTATTGACCTTGGCGACGGTAAGCCAGCGCGTGAGATGACCACCAACATGCTTGCCATTGTTGACTGGGAACGAACAGAGAACCGTCGATCAGCAGACGGCAAAGGCATCGGGTTCAGCGACATGTGCTGTTGGGCATACACGCTTTGCAAACTTGCTGGAGAC